TAATAGGCATACTTCTATTTATATATTTTTAGGTGTTGACATTTCTTGCTTTGCCAAGTATAATACACAAAATCGGGAACTACAACCAAATAAAAATGGTAGTAGTTTCATAACTATAACTATTAATTATCTTAGGAGAACAATAAGATGTTAAAGAAAACAGTAAGAGAGTTTGCTGGTTATCCAGTAGATTTAAACGACTATGAAACACGTTTTAAGTCCACTGACTCTCATCAAAAACCAGAACTAAGCAAATATAACAATTTAATCTTTCAAGGATTTACTTGGAAATATATTGGTAATATTGACCCTTATGACGAAGCAACCTATCCAAAGGGGTTTTCCGACCAAATTGGTATCAGGTTAGAAAGTCATCAAACTGAAACCATGGAAGAACTTTCTTATTCTTTCATTACTCATGGTTGGTCTACTGACCCCTTTCCACCAATAGTCACAAGTTGTGGTGAATGGAAAGACGGTAGAGGAAGAATTCTGGCCGCAAGAGTGAGTGGTGAAAAATACATTCCCGCTGCAGAGTTTATCAGTGCCGACTCGTCAACACCAACATCAGATGATATTAGCAATGGAATAATTGCAAATCTTCATAAATACAGTCGACTTTCTTGTATGAATGATTATATTACTGGTGCGACTCGTGTAATCGAAGCAGGCGAACTTGAAAGAGATAAAGTTGCAATCGAAAAGTGGTTGGTAGAAGAAGCAAAGATAAAAGACCGTTTTAATACTGATTATGGTATTTGTACAAAAATTATCAGACGAGTATTAGAAAGAACTGCAAAGGAAAAAAGTCTTTTAGACAATAGAGATGGCGAACATTGGAAAAAATCTTTTGTTTCTAAAATGCCAAATATATCTCTAAATGATGTTGTAGTTTTAATGGCAAACACGGGTACATCTGCAATGAAGTATTATGTTGAACACCTTCTTAAAAATGGTGGTAAACCAAAACCATTGATTTTGTATGCTTCAAATACTTCTCAAGAAAAGGCCGCAAATGATGTAAAAGTCTTTAAGGAAAGAGTTGAAACATTCTTTGCACAATCATATCAATTAGTTAATAACAGTATTGACAGTATTGATATTAAAACACCAAAGAAATTACCGAGTGAAATCTTGGGTGTAATACCTAACTTTAGTAATACTAAACACAAGAAACTTTTGAAACAATATAAACTCATTTCTGTAGAAGAATACATTGCAGACGGTTTAGGTGTTTCTGAACTTAAACTTGTAAGTTAGTGTGTGTGGAATTATAGGTTCAACCAATAAAGATATAAGTATTGGTTTAGACAGCATTGCACATAGAGGCCCAGACTCTAGAGACATCAAAAGTGTTTCGGGATTTAATCTTGGTCATGTGAGACTGTCTATAATGGATACGTCCAATGAGTCTATACAACCATATACAGTTGGAGATACAACCATAGTTTTTAATGGTTGTATCTTCAACTATTTAGATATTAAAAAATACCTATCTAAAAAATATAATATTGTTTTTAAAACAAATTGCGATACCGAAGTACTTGCTCATCTTTTAGATAAAGAAGATATTGAAGGATTAGATTGCATTCAAGGAATGTTTGCGATTGGGTTTGTAAAGAATGATACACTAACTATTGTTCGAGACCGTCATGGTGAAACTCCAATCCATTATTCACTAGTAGACAATGCATTGTTTCCGCACCTTGCATTTTGTTCTGAAATAAAAGGATTAAAGATATTAGGATATGAAAATATTCAAATGTTATCGCCAGGCTCTTTTATTAAATATGGGTCGGATAATAATGTTATCAGTGGTAAGTGGTATGATATTAGACAACATATAAAACGAAATGTTTTTTCTGATAGACCTACCGCATCACAAAAATTTAAAGACTTGGTACAACAAGGAACTATGGAAAGAACTTTAAGTGCAGTTCCAGTTTGTAGTTTGAACTCTGGTGGTATCGATAGTAGTGTAATCGCACAAGCACTTTCTCAACATAATAAGAATTTAGTTTCCTACATCGCAGTGTATGATGAAAAATCAAAAGACTTGCGTTGTGCGAGAGAACTTGCAGAAATGCTAAATATAACATTGGTTGAAGTCAAAGTAGACGCACCAACAACAGAAGATATTAACGAATTGATTTATACTATAGAAATGCCATACAAGGCCCAGATTGAAATTTCATGGGCATGTTCCGTTCTTGCAAAAAGAATATCATCTGACGGGTTTAAGGTAATTCTATCGGGAGAAGGGTCTGACGAATTGTTAGCATCTTATGGAATGTCTTATCATGGTATTAAAGAACATGGGTTTGAAGAATATAGAATTAGATTGTTTGGTTCACAAGAAAGAAAAAACTTTCCTAGATGTAATAAGATATTTATGAAACATGGGATTGAGTGTAGACTACCGTTTCTTAATACAGAATTAGTAGAAACTGTTTTAGGTTTCAGTCAAGATATTGCATGGGATACAAAACGTAGACCAAAGGCAGTATTGCAAGATGCATATGTTAATTTACTACCAGAGCAAATTATTAGTAGACCTAAACTTGCATTCCAAGACGGTATGAAAATTAAAAATGAATTTGTTAATGTACTTGACAAATCGCCTCGAATAGTGTATCATAGCGTTTACAAAAGTATATTTGGAGAATAGTTTGTATAAACCATATTTATTAAAAGATGTATATGATGCATCTGCACAAAATAAATTTTCTGTAATATCTACCTTTGCTGGTGGTGGGGGTAGTTCTACGGGATATCGTTTAGCGGGTGGTAATATATTATGTGTTAATGAATTTGTTGAAGAGGCTCGTAATACTTACAGAGAAAATTATCCTAACACACCAATCTTACCTGACGACATTAATAAATTATCGGGTCAAGAATTTTTAGATATCAGTGGACTAGATGTTGGAGAACTAGATATCCTTGACGGAAGTCCACCTTGTTCTGCATTTAGTATGGCGGGTAATGTAAGTCATGGTAAAGGAAATACCCACAAAGACGCATTTGGTAAAACAAAAGGATACAGTGATATAAAAGAAGTAAGTAATATAGAAGATTTATTTTTTGAGTTTCTCAGAGTTGCAGACGTTATAAAACCTAAAGTTATTATTGCAGAAAATGTTGCGGGTCTTACTATGGGAGAAGCAAAACAATACTTTAATAAAATACAAAACACCTTTGAAAAAATTGGATATGATGTTTGTGCAAGGGTTTTAAACAGTGCATACTTTGGTGTACCACAAACTCGTAATAGAGTTTTCTTTATTGGTGTACGAAGTGATATCACTTTACAAATAGGACTAACCTTTATGAACATTGAAAGTATATTTCCAACTGAAAATAAATCTATGGTCATACTTAAAGATGCTCTAAATAATTTAGAGTACGATGATGAAGAAATAAAAACTTTGACTGAGAAATTTACAAACACTGCATATTGGAAAGACACGGGAAGTAAGATGCCCTTAAACCCTGATAAAGTTTTAACGGGTTGTGATTTCCACCCTAAAGGACATCACTTTAATTTAAAAAGAGTGTCCTTAGAAAAACCCGCACCGACTCTTACTGCAATGGGTAGTAATGATACCACTGCGGGTGCATTTCACTGGAACGAACCAAGAAAACTTACCATTGGAGAATTGAAAAGAATACAATCTCTACCCGATGATTTTGTTCTTACGGGAAAATGGAACCAGCAATCTGAAAGGATTGGTAGAATGGTGCCACCACTATTACTAAAGTCTATTGCAGACTCGGTTTATGAAAATGTAATTAAGGAGTACAAGAATGCCTGACTTTACTTTTGCACATAGAAAAGAAGGATTTGATAAACACATAGAAAAGTCTATTCGTGGATATTCTAATCTTATGAACGATGTAATATCTTTCTCTCGTTATTTTATAGAGAACGACACGAATGTAATTGACATTGGTTGTTCTACGGGAAAGATGACAAAGGCCTTAATAGATTATAACAAAGACCATTGCACTAGTGCAAACTATATCGGTCTTGAAATTGCGGAAGGTTTTAGAGATGATTTAAAGAAAAGAAAGAAAGATATCAAAAAGTATTATGACCGAATTGAGTTTGAAGAAAAAGATGCAACATTTTATGAATACGAAAATTGTTCTTTGATTACATCTATTTTTACTTTACAATTTATACCTAAATCTAAAAGAGAAGATTTATTACAAAAAGTTTATGACGGACTAAATTGTGGTGGTGCATATATATTTGCAGAAAAAACTATTTGTGAAAATGCACTTGTACAAGATATGATTACTTTTAATTATTATGATTATAAAAGAGAGTCATTTACCACAGAAGATATTATGGATAAAGAACGCACACTTAGAAACATGATGAAACCTAATACTTGGAAAGAAATAGAAGATATGGTATTGAGTGCGGGATTTAATACAGTGCAACCCTTTTGGAGAAATCACGCATTTGTTGGTGCGTTGGCTATAAAATAATACTTGACAAAACTTGTTGACATCTATATAATACATGCAAAATAATAGTTGAGAGAACACTATGAAAATCGCTATACTTAATGATACCCATTGTGGTATCCGTAATTCTTCTGATATCTTTATGGAATATCAAGAGAAGTTTTATCGTGATGTATTTTTTCCGTATCTAAATGACAACGGAATAAATCGAGTTTTACATTTAGGTGATTACTACGATAATCGTAAGACCGTAAACTTTAAATGTTTAAATCATAATCGTAAAATATTTTTAGAAAAACTTAG